AAAAGGTAATAGATATTATTAAAAATGCTTCAGATCGAAAATGGTTTGATAAAAGCGATAGTATGACAGATTATTTTAATACAGCATTTTATTTTAATATTTATATTGGCAAATATCAAAAACCTTATATTAAATTAAATTAAATGAAAGTATTGACAAGATATGGTTTTATACTGTATCTTGTCAATAACTAACAGAAAGGTAAAAAAATGTTTTATCACACTATAAGAGAATATAAACCTGTAAGGTTTAAAGGTTATGACATATTTTTAGAATTAAAAGCTAATAATATGCTTATGGCTAGTTGTGTCCATGATGATGATAGACTTAGTTTTAATCATAAATTTATGGATTACACAAAAAAAGAAGTAGTCAGTTTGTTAAAAGCAAATATTAAAGACAGAATAAGACAATTAAAAGAAGGTAAAATATGAAGGATATATTTTATAAAATATTATTTGTTGCTGTAACGTCTTTGATGCTTTCAGGCGTTGGATTGTTCGCATTACATACAATGGTTGTTAGGGGGTTAATATGAAATATAAAGAATGTGAGTTTTGTGAAGGTAAGGGATACACTCAATTACAAGCTTGTTATGATGAAGTTCAGTCAAGAGAAAAGTGTTTTGAGTGTAGTGGTTGTGGATATATATATGAAGATGATAAAGAAAGTGAGGAAGAATGAAAACTTATGTAATAGACTTTGTTGAAGAAGTTACATCACAAGTAAAAATAAAAGCTAAAAACTTAGAAGAAGCTAAAGAAATAGTGAATAGAGGTGATTTTATTGGTGATGAAGTAACAGACAGAGATCACTTTCAAATTACTAATGCTTATGAAGAATAATTTATGACTGATAGAACAAGATGGGGGATAGATTTCTTAGATGCTAAAAACAAAGATAACAAGTATCAAGAAAAAAAGAAAGCTAAAGAACAATTAAAAGAACTATTAAAAAAACATAATAAAAAACTTTTAATTGATATAATAAACAAAGAAAGAGAGGACAAATGAGACCATGTATTAACTTTGATGATGTTAATATAACACCAGTAGATAAGACAACTCAAAGATGGGATCAAAAGAAAAAAAAATATATTGATCTTAAAAAACCAATAGTAAAGAAAGGAAAGACACTAGATATTGGCGATTGCTATGATCTATTTGAGTTAGTTAGAAAGTTAGATCATCATGTTGATTTAATCAATGGACATGATGATTATATTGACGTTAATTTTAAACTAAGAGCTATGTATTAAATGATTGAGGCAATAATAATTATTGAGATTGCTTTACTTGTTATTGCCTCACTACAACAATGATTATTTTTGGACAACCTATTAAGAATACAAAGATTAGAATAATTCTAATCTGTATTATGCTATTGACAATTATAGGAATAACATTAATATTAATTTAGAAAGAGAGGAACTATGAAAATAATAAATGGTGAGCTAATAAAACTTACTGAAGAAGAAGCAAGAGAAGAATTTAATAACTTGTTATATGATGATAGCGATTTTCAAGCACAATGGGGTTATTGTGAGGGTTCACAAACTAAAATTAATGAAGATGATATAAGAGTTTTAACATATAAACAGGCACTTGAAGAACAAGAAAATGCTTTTTATGAATGGTGTTCAGTTTATGAAGATACAAAGCATTTAAAAAAATGAATGAAAGAAAGGATCAAAGGTTATTTAGAATACAAATTAGATTTAGAATTATGTGGGGTAAATACCTTTGAGAAAGACCATGAGATTAGAAAAAGATATGAAAAGTATATCAAAGATAGACAGCAAGATATTAAAACTAATTCCAAAAACAATAATAACAAGAAATGACGCTAAAATAATATCAAGAACACTTTGGAATATAAAGAAAGGAAGGAAACAATGAAAAAACAAAAATGGATAGCATTTAAAAAACCTAAATTTATTGGGATAGATTATGACTGTAAAGGTAATCCATTAATAGATTGGCAAGAACAATTAAAATTAAAAATTGACAGAGATACTGTTGGTTATGATTTTAAAGTTGTTGCTTATAAAAAAGTAAAAACTTGTATGGAGGATTAGTGATAAATAAAATAAAAACAAAACTATTAAAAGAAATACAAGAAGATTGGAACGATATTTGGTCTAATGATTGCTATGAAAATAATAGATCAACTTGGAAACCAATTGATAATGTTAAATGCGAAGTAATATCTATGTTAATTAAACAAGAAATAAAAAAAAGGTTATCACAATGACAAAAGATATAGGAAACAATTGCGTATCTTGTTTAAAAGATACATCATTTGGTTTTGGAAGATTTGTTAATAGAATTCCTGCTACAACAGAAAATTATGAAGGTTATCTATGTTCCGATTGTCAGATGGTTGATTGTGATAGTTGTAAAAAAGAAACATTAGAATATCTTGTTTGCAATAAAACAAATAAACTTTTATGTGAAGATTGTTATGATAAATGAGGAGGATTAGGGGGTAGAAAGAAAGAAAGGTATGATTCGATAGATCGAAAAACCCCCTAAATCCATAATATCTAGATATAGTAGTTAACGATATTTAGAATACTTTATTTTGAGTTTTGATGCAATCTCTTTTTCAAAGTTTTTATTCTTTTCTACTTCCGACCAATATTCCCCTACTATCTTATCTATTTCTGGTTCAGGCGTATTTCTATGTTTCAGGAAATTAAGTAGGTCAATCAAGGGGGGGTGCTTAACCTGATTTCTTTTATTTCTATCTATAGCTTGTTTGTATTGAAAATTAGAAGACTTTCTAATTTTACTTAATTCATATTTGATAGTTTCAATAGGTACATATTTAGTCATAATACTAATTAGTTATTTATTATAATTCTTTATTAAGGTACATATTTTGGGGTGCTCTCAAGCAAATAATGTGGTGCAAAACACCTACTGCCAGACCCCATGTTAATAAGATGTTAACTATTTACTAACTTTATCCCCCTCTTTTCCACAAACTTTTTCCTCACTTTTTCGTTGTATATTTTCTTTTGTTTAGCAGACATAATTTTTCTAAGTCTAATATTATTATTAAGAATATGTTGAAAGTTCTCATCACCTCTAAAATAATATTTATTAGTTTTATCCTTACCCCTATTTTCCCATGTAATATATCCAAATAGTTGTAGTCTGTCCAAAGACTTCAGTATTGTTCTCTTGTCCTTTATTTTGAGTTTTTGTTTTAGGTAGGCATAGGAAGGCACACACCCCCTTTTCGCAGTCCTGAGTCTTGTGAGGAGCATATAAAGGCATTTTTCAAGTGAAGTAAGAACCTCATTGTCTATCAAAGAATGGGGTACTTTTAAGAATGGTTCTAAACTACTCATCAAATACAATCTTAGCGTTAAAACTGAAAGAAATACGTTCATCTGTTTCGCTATCCGAATAGAATGGATAAACAGCATGGCGTAAAGATGAAGGAAATATGTAAAAATCTTTTGTTATGGGCTCAACTAAATAATTTGAATTTGTGAACATATCCTCAGTACCTTCAGTAAATTCAATCATACCTCCTACGTTGTGGTGTTTTTTAGAATGTTTATAATCTTTCATTGATTTAGGTAATTTTAAATATCCAACTGTAGATATATCAGGCGAAACATGACGATCTTCAAAATGGGTATGCGTATGGTTGGGGTTAAAATCCCCTGACTTTTGGATATTATGCCAAGACGCTGTAACGATAATTTGCTTAACCTTTTTATGTTTATAATGCGATATAGCATAATTAACAATTAATGGATCAAAATATTTCTGTTTCCATTTTAGCATGACAGGGTGGCTGACCAACAATTCTTTGTATAAATTTCCAGCAAGTCTATGACCAAATTTATGACCTTGTGTTTTTTCAGGTGATGATCTTATTGTATTTAAATCATCTAAAAATTCTTTTACTAAATCATCTGGTAATTCTGATTTTAAAATTGTTGAGCCAAAAGGTTTCAACAAATTACATTTAATATTACTCATTTTTAAACTCCGATATTGGTTTTAATTTATTTAAAGGTATCTTCCAAAAATATGGTCTATCAGGTATATTTTGATTTGTCCAAATGCCACATTTTTGACAATCTTTTGCTTGTATGTAGCCACAAATATAGAAAGTTGGGGTATTATCTATGACTAGGAAATAATAATCTTCAGGTTTATAGTTTGGTCTTATTGTAAGGTATTTCTCATATTTAGAATACAACTGAGATTTTATTTGTGTTGGCTTTCCATTTATGATTATATCCTTACCATGATAATTGTTCACAGAATGAGTGAAATAATTAGAAAATTTTTTGGCAAGAGCCATTTCACATAGCGAACCAGAGATTGTTTTTCCCCATTTATCGTATTGATTACCTTTATAGCCATGACCCCACTTAATATTATCTCTCATACTCTCTACTTCTCTCAAAACTCCTGTCATAGCACCTTGTAATATCTCATACCAAGCTAACTTAATTGAGGGATAATCCATATATTTCTGACATACATTATTTTAATTAAAATGCAAATTAATTGTTGACATAATTGTAAATAATAATTAAACACATTGTCAATGGAAGAAAGATTTACAGATTTAGCATGGACATCAGGCGATTTTAATAAAGCCACAACATCTCCAAGTCAAACAACTTTAACTAATTGGATGTGGTTTATTAAATATCATTTAATGCCATATTTAAAATTTAAAGAAGAAAGACCATCAAGCAGTTTCAAAGCAGGAACTTTTGCACATGACCAATTTCAAAATATATTAATTGGTAAATCAAAAATTGAAGATGTTGAAAGTAATTTTTTTAATCATTTTACTAAATTTATATTTGATGAAAAACATAGTTTAAAAGTAAAATTTATTGAAAGACACATTAAAGGTTATGTTGAAAGACATTTAGAAGCTATTAAAGAAATATCAGGTGGTTTTGAAGGATGGGAAAAAGAATTATCTTTTTCTGATTGGTATAGTGATAAATACATGGGTCAAACATTAAATCTTGCAAACGAAGGACATATAGATTGTGTTAACCCTGATAAAAAAATATTTACTGAACACAAAAATAATTTTGGTAGCGTTAGTTTAAAACCTTTAAAAATAAAAAAGGTAGATACAAATATTAATAGAATAGGGGATTATGTTTTTACAAAAGCAACCAAAGTTAAAAAACCAATGTTCACTCATTGCATACAAACCTCAATTTATAGCAAACATTTTAACAACGAATACAAACCATATTTAATATATGTAAATGATACTGATTACATCATCTTTAGTCCTGATAATTGTTGGGAGTTATCCCCTGAAGGACTAAAATACTTTTTTAAAAAATTCATACAAATAAACATACAAAGACAAGAAATGCTTAGATTTGCAGATGGTAATATAAAAAAACTTGCTATGATTATAGGTGTAGATTGGTCAGAAATTAGAAACTACAAGTCTAATTTTTTATTAGAAAACTATTATGAAGAAGATATGCAAAGATTAGAAAAATTTTATGAGGAACTATAATGAGAGTTTGGAATATTAAAGTTACAGATAGAAGGGGTTCAGATGGTTATTCTTTTATACAAGACCATACACCTACTGAACAACAGTTAAATCAAATCAAAGAAATATATCAAAACTCAGGCAAATATTTAAAAGAAGAATTAGATGATATTGATGTTGAAATTCATAACAGTTTTGACAACTCAAAAATTCCTACATGGAATACATTTATAGAATATTTAAAGGAGGAAAAAACAAGTGATTGAAAATATCAAAAAAGAACAAGTAAGAAACGATACATATATTTTAAATAAAATAATGCGTTATTTAAAATTAAATATTCATAAAGTTGTAAATGATAATGACTTATCTTTTATTTATGAATATATAAAAGAAAGTAGAAAAAAGAGAGGTAATTAATGACAGACAAAATATTAGTTAAACTTGCTCAATATCAAACAGAAACAAGAAATCAAAAGCAAGAACTAAAAACTTATGTTCAAAAGTTATTAGACAGAGAGGAAGAAATAAAAAAACTAAAAGAAGAATACGAAGAAAAAATTAAACTATTGAAAGACGATATAGCTTTCAAAGATAGAATGATTAAAGAACTAAGACCCAAACCAAAGATAAGAAAGGTAAAGAAAAATGAAAATTGATCCAATTGTAAAAGATATTTTACAAGAACTTAAATTTAATCCTAGTGAATGTTTATGGGAGAAGCATGGTGCAACTTGCATGAAACATAGATACATTGAAATTGCAGGACAAGAGAAAGGTGTAATCATTGAAAGTTTAGATGAAGTAGAAAAGAACTCAGCAGAAGGTGTAGTTGCAATTAAATGTACTGCAAGTCTAGGTAAATCAAAAGTAATTACTTATGGTGAAGCAACACCAAAAAATAATAAGAATGGTTATCCTTATGCAATGGCAGAAAAAAGAGCAATTGATAGAGCTATTTTAAAATTAATTGGTATTCATGGATTTGTTTATTCTGATGATGAAGTGGATGATAAATTTGAAAATGTTGAAGTAAAAAAAACAGAAACAAAAGAACAACCAAAAAAGAAAATTGATGATCTGTATATTACAACAGCATTAGATAAAATAAAAAACAACAAAGATAAAAAAGATTCTGTAGTTTTAAGAAGTGAAATGGAAAATCTTAAAACTGAGATACATCAGTCTATGGGTTGGGATGCGTTTACCAAGACTGAAAAGTTTAAAACATTTAACGCATTAAAAAATCAAATACTAAAACAACGAAGGAGTTAAACTATGGCATTTGAATTAAAAGAAGGTGAAGGTTATCTAAATAGAGATAATGAAAACCCAGAAAAGTTTTGGGGTTCATTCAAACTTAGTAAAGATATGAGAAGGGGTGATACCTTAAATCTTACTGAGTGGATAAACACCAAAGATGATGGAAAAGTTGTTCATAAATTACAAGAGAGAAAGCCTAAACAGGCTTAATCTGTAATAGATGGGGTGGTCGTTTTTTAAGCTCCCTTGCTGTTAGTTAGCTACCACCCCTTTTACTTATGGACTTAATAATATTAAATGATGGATTGTATAGTTTAGTGCCTGTAACAAAACAAATGTTAGAAGATGTAAAAATTATTAGTAGTGTAGATTGTTTTGATCTTTGCGACATACTACGTTTGAAACTTACTACATACCATGAAGGATGGAACGCACATATTATGAATGATGGTAGTGGTGATTTTTATGGATGTATTTGTAAATAAATTTAAGGAGAATAGATGTCAGATGACAATATAAAATGGATAGATATTGGTGAGAAAATGACCAAGCAAATGTTAGAACAAAAACAAAAAGAATATGGTAGCTTTGATAACAACTCTTATATCATTGCAAACTTCATACAATCTGTATTGGAAGTAACAAATGGATTTAAAATAAAAGTACCTATAACTTTAGTACCACAGTTGATGATCGTATTAAAATTAACAAGAACAATAGATGATGGTAGTGGCAAAGATATTTATAAACTTGACACACACAAAGATATTGATGGGTATAATTCTTTACTAAAAGATATGCTTCACAATATGAAAGGTCAGGGTAAAAATGATTAATAAATCTAAGATATTTTACAGTCCAAGAATCAAAGAAATCATAGATTTTATGTCAGTTTATTACAATGAACATCAATGTTTTCCTAAGTTAGATGAGATTGGCAAAGCATTAAATCTTACAAAACAAAGAGTAGGTATTCTTTTAAAAAATGCTGAACGATTAGGATTGATAAAATCTGACAATGTTTTTATGAGAAAGTATATGTTGACGAAATCAACAAAAAACAGTAAATTAAAAGTCAATAATTATTATGAGTTGTAAAAAAATATATTACTATGAGTTTACTGCAACTCTTGAGGAGGAATTTGATTCTGTTGAGAAAGCAGCAGGACAAATAAATGCAACAGACAATGCAATTGTGAAAGAAATAACACACAAAAATCTGGTGCATAGTTTAATAAAAAAGGAGGATAAAGATGATAGGAAATAATGAGCTTCCTATAATCGAAAACCAAATGGATGATTTACATAGAAGAATAAAATCATCTGTTCGTAATGGAAATCTATGCGTTCATAGACTGAAGGATATAAGGTTGTATAGAAATCTGTTTAAAGAAGCTGTAAAGCTACAAGATAGACAAGCTAAGTATTTATACGAATAATTAGTATTGTTAGACATAAACTTTAAAAGAAAGGAAGGGTATCTATGTCTCAAAATAAAAGAAGAAAAACTGACGAACAACGATCAAGAGAAATAAGGTTCAACAAACATTGTGGTACAAGACTAAGAAATCTGAGGTGTAAGAATAAATACACACAGACTGATCTTGGTAATGTTCTGGGCTATTCGTTTCAACAAATACAAAAATACGAAAAAGGTGATAATGTTATGACTGGTTTTGTTGTAGGTGTGTTAGCAAATTTTCTCAAAGTAAATATAAATTATTTTGCTGAAGGTTTTAACTTTGATAATTACACAAGCAATCTTAAATACGAAGATCGTTTTCCAGAAGTAAATAGATGTAACCAAGTAAGAAATGAAAAGTTATATCCTAATCCTAATTCTTATGGTGAATTGTCCGACCATGTGAATGTGTTTCCTAGTAATGAAATACTTAAAATTGGACAATAACAAATGCGAAAATAAACTATATAAATAATCAATAAGGTGGTTAGATAGTAGGCGATCTAGCCACCACTATATGAAATACAAATCTCCAATTGCCAAACCACAAAAGCCTGTAGATCAATTAGATAAGTTAGCAAATCTGTATAACAAAACTAAGGAAAAGAAGTATAAAGAACAATGGTATGAATTGGTTAAAAAAATTGTTCGGCATATACCTAATTAGTTTTTTTTGCACAATCATAATGTGCGTTTTTATAAATATATTTACCATTAATTACTTTTCCAATTGGAATAAATGAATCTTCTGATGTCATCTCTTGATTGCAATATTTGCAATTACCAACTAAAACAACTTTATCTTTCCTGACCCAAGTTTTTTTCTTAGGTTTTGGCATAGTTTGGTTTTTTTCCTTTTCTTGATTTTCTTTCAGCTTTCTTTTTTCTTGCAACTGCACTTCTTCTTTGAGATGGACTCATTGCTCTAGCTTTTGCAAGAGGAACACATTTAGGGTAATTTCTTCTTTTTTCTTTACCTGAACGACCACATTTTGGAAAAGAGCCATCTGATCTAGGATTAGCAATGTCAACCCAGTTTTGTTGTACCCATGACCTCAATCCCTTTTTAGCCATTATCTTTTTCTTTTTTTAGTTTTCTTTTTTTTCTTTTTGCCACCAGGTGTTATCTTACCTGAACAAACACCAGAGGCATACATATTAGCATAAGCACTAGGATATACTTTAAACTTTCGTTTAGCTGCTGCCTTACCTCTTGCACATAATTTAGCCATCTTCAAACTCCTTTAGTATTTGTAATTTTTCTTCTGCATGAGCAATCTTTTCAATTAGCTTATCTGCTTCATCTATGTGTTGTGGATGCTCACCAATCCCAACACTATTTTCAAAATAAATTTTTAATGTAGCGTCAGCTTCAGCAATCTGAGCTTCATATCTTTTTTCTAGTGCCTCAATAATTATTTGCTTCATGCACTATGTCTTTTTTGGACAACAAACTTAGCAACTTTTACTGCACCCTTATGAGGTTTATACGTTCCTTTCATAAGTTTATAAGAGTTACCTTTTTTCATCCAATGAAATCCTTTTGGTGCTTTTACTGTTTTCATCATGTCATTTTTCTCTTTTTCTTTTTTTTAAGTTTTGCAAAATCTGCACCTGTAATCTTATCAAATGGTGGTGCAACTCTTGCAATCTTCATTTGTTTTTTACTGTACTTTTTATTTTTTCCTTTTGGCATATTACTCCTTATTATATCCCTCCTTCATACCCAATCAATAAATGATTACACCTGATTATTAATATTTTTTCTTTTTATTTTTTTTCTTTTTATTTTTCTTCTTTTTGTCTTTTTTTTTACTATACATCATAGTTTTCTCCTTTTGTTACCATTTCTTGCAAGACCAATATCTTGCAGAAAATTTATCTGTAGCTGTAGCACATCTGTGTCTAGCTCTAAAGCTTTTTCTTCTTGCTGGAATATTCTTTTTAATTTTCATATTGGCATCACCAAAACGAATAATCTTTTCTTTACCATCTTTACAAGCCTTTACTACAAATTTCTTACCACCAGAAATCTGTCTCTTAGGACTGTTACATTTCATTTTAGCTTTATTTATTGCCATCTAATTTTACTCCATCAAAGTATTTATAATCATATTCCACTACTCTGCAATCATGTTTTTTACGCATAGACTTTTGTTTATCTTTAAATTCTATTGCTTTTTTTTCAGTTTCAAAAATTGTATTGGTAAACATTGTGTGTAAATCACTATCTTTTTTCCATACAACGCAATACATTATGTCATAGTCTTTGGTTTTTTTGGAGGAACTACAACTTCTTCAGTACACAAAAACTTAATAAATATTTTGTTTTTATTGACATCTTCATAACCAATTTCTTCTAATTTAAATATTGATTCATAGTTACCAGCTATCATACAAGAATAACCATCTACAAATAAATCTGGGTATCTGTAAGGTGGTAAGCAACTATTACTAACAGCAGAACACATTATTAAATTTAATACAAAATTCATTCTTTATCTTTTACTTTTTTTAATTCATCCTCAAGTTCAGTTATTTTTTTATTTGCATCTAGTAAGTCTTGTTGAGAATGTTCTAGCTTTTGCAAACATCTTTTGTTAGCCGAATCTTTAGACTTACCTGCATCCTGTAATTCTGCAACTTCTTGTTTAAGGATTCTTAGCTGATCCTTATATTCATTAATCAAATCAATGTCGGACATTAATTATTTTTTATTGTTTTTAAAAATCTGTGTACCTTTGATTCCATAAATGGAAGCCACTACCAATATCCATAAGTTTGTAAACCATGATGGTAGTTGTTGAAATTGATCGAAAAATTCTTTTATCTTAGCAGAAGCACCAGGATCATCTGAGAAGACC